CTACGCTTACGGGCACGGCTCTGTGGAGCAACGCAAACGCCGACCCGATAAACGACCTTGAAACTTGGAGAAAACAAGTTCAAAAAGAGGGGTTCGCGAACTGCAATATATGCGTTATGTCTCCCGACGTTTCAAACGTTTTTGTGAATAATCCGAAAGTTCAGAAACTTCTTGACATAAAAGCATACGATTTGGCGGTTATCAAACCCCGCGAAATGGCTAACGGATTAACATATATCGGCACTATAAACAAACTCGGTCTCGACATATACGAGTATAACGAATGGTATCTCGACACATGGACAGACCCCGCAAATCCTGTGAATAAACCGTTAGTGCCTGAAAAAACCGTCGCTCTGTTCTCAACGTCCGCGCAATTCTCTATGTATTACGGAGCTATAACGCTTATGGGGAATAACGATAATTTTATTACCGTTGAAGGTGAAACGATTCCCGAATCATGGTCGGAGCGCGACCCTGCGAGACGTTTCTTAAAATTAAGCAGCAGACCGCTCCCCGTCCCGCATGAAATTAACTCGTGGTATGTGGCAAAGGTGCTTTAATATGCTGAGTTTTAAAGAGCAGGTCAAACAAGATTTACAGACGGTTTTTCATAATACCGAAGAATTTGCGGATATTATGGCGTTTAAATACGGCAGGAAAATATATAAAATTCCCGCCGTATTGGATTTTACGGGAGTGTCTGAAAGAAGCCGCAAAACAAGCGACCACGCGGACGGGATATTTCCGGCTGACGCTACTTTGTATATACAACAAGCAGATTTAAATTTTATTCCGCGCAACGGCAAAAATATCAGCGTTGATAAATACGATTTTACAATCAAAAAAGTAAACGTTGAAATGGGCGAGATTATTTTATATTTACAATCGTTCGGAGAGGGTGAAATGTTTGATTGAGATTACGCAGGAACAGATTGAACGTGTAAATCTTATTTTGAGCGGAGTACCGAAAGCCGTTCCGAGAGCGTTTTACAACGTTATAAACAGAGGATTATCCTCTGTCCGTTCAGAATCGAATAAAGAAATGACAAGCGTTTATACGGTGAATCAAAGCGATTTAAGAAAAAATCAGAAAATCAGCGTAAAAAACGCGACTTCGGGCAGTCTTGAGGGAAGCGTTTCTTTTGAGGGGAACGTTATTCCCCTAATGAAGTTTAAAGTTTCGCCGACAGAGCCGAGGCGTAAAACCGTTTCGGTGTCCGTTATGAAAGGCGAGGGAACAAAACGGCTTAACAGCGCGTTTGTCGCGAATTTAGGTAAATACGGCGTTGGGGTTTTTGAACGCCTGACCAGTAAACGCGAATCGTCTCAACAGCTTTTCGGTCCGTCCGTCGCGCACATGATGGATAATCAAAACGTTTTGACAAAAGTTGAAAAGACGGCGCAGGGAGTTATAGACAGACGTGTGGAGCAGGAAATCATCCGAATTTTGAACGGTTACGGAGGTAAATAGTTTATGACCCCGATTATATTATTGCAACGGCTTAAAGAATTTATCGAAAACGAAATAAAAGATTTAATTCTTCAAGTCAAGGGCGATAAAAAAGGACGAGCCGCAGAAGTTCATTTAATGCAGCTGCCCGATATAGAGGATAAAATACAGCGTATTCCGTATGTCGTTTTGCAGTTTGTAAAAAACACAGACAAACAGCCGGAGGGCGAACTCACAGAAAGCTCCACAATGATAAGAATAGTCGCGGCGACATATTCCGAAGATTGCGGGGTCGGAGCTATGGACGTTTTAAATCTGCTTACGCGAATCCGAACGGCTCTGTTGAGAGACAGGGTTATCGGCAGGCAGTTTATTCTTAATATTAATACGTCGCCGCTTGAAATGATAGTTTACCCGGACGACACCGCTCCGTATTTTTTAGGAGAAATGGCATCGTACTGGGATATACCGCCAATAAACAGGGAGGAAGATTTATGGCAAGAGCACCGAAACCAGAAGATAATTTAGAAAACAATATTGAGAATACCGACAAAACCGAGACTACGGAAATTAAAGAAAAGAATGACGCTTTTAATACAACTCAACAGAACACGGAAAAATCAACGGCGGAAGAAAATACAGGGCAGACATATATTTACGCGGGACCGTCATTGCCGGACGGACGGCTTAAAGAAAATTCGTTATTTAAAAATACGAATATCGAAAGTTTAAAAGAATTTTTAAAAGAAATTCTTGAAAAAGAACCGTCCGTTATTAAATTAATTATGCCCGTAAAGAAATTTACGGAAGTGGCACAGAAAATAAAAACCCCCGGCAATGTTTTAAACAAATATTACAACGAAATTCTTTCCACGGCAAAACCAACAAACAAAGAGACAGGAGGTAAATAATTTATGGCATTTTTTCACGGAGTAAGAACAGAACAAGCCGATACAGTATTGGCAACGCCGGTCGTTACGCAATCGGGAATAACTTTTGCTGTTGGAGCGGCTCCCGTACATACGGTTGATGACGGGAAAATAAACGAACCCGTTATGTGCCTGAACTGGGGCGAAGCGGTAACAAATTTCGGGTATAACGACGACTGGGGAAAATACGAAATAAGCGAGGTTATGTTCTCGCAGTTTAAATTATACGGCGTTTCGCCTACTGTATTTGTAAACGTACTCGACCCCGCAACGCATAAAAAGTCAAAACCCGCGGCGGATTTTCAGGTCGCGGACGGCAGAGTTATTTTGCCGTTTGAGGCTATTAAAAAGAGCGTTGCCGTTAAAAGTTCGGGTACGGGCGGAACGGCTTATAAAGTCGGGGAAGATTTTGAATTGTTTTACGACGACAAAAATCTTGTCCTTGAGATTATCGACGGCGGCGCGATACCTAACACTACCGCTACGCTCTCGATTGCGTTTGACGCGGTTGACCCATCTATGATTACCGAGAACGACATAATAGGCGGATTTGACGTAACAACTAAAAAATATTCGGGGCTTGAACTGATTGACAAAGTTTTCCCGAAATACGGCATTGTGACGGATTTGATTATCGCACCCGGCTGGTCGCATAAGCCTACGGTCGCCGCCGTTATGACTGCAAAAGCGCAGAACATAAACGGCGTATTCGAGGGTAAGGCGGTTATTGACGTTGATACAGAAGCAGTCAAACATTATTCCGATGCGCCGCAATGGAAAAAAGACAACAATATATTCTCAAAATTTCAGATTCTTTGTTTTCCTATGCTAAGGCTTGGGGACAGGATATTCCATTTCTCAACGCACGCGGTCGGGCGCATGGCTTTAACGGATAACGATAATGCCGGAAGCCCTGCGGAGTCGCCGTCGAATAAATCATTGCAGATTGACAGCGCGTGCCTCGCTGACGGAACGGAAGTTTTACTCGATTTCCAGCAGGCGAACTATCTTAACGCAAACGGCATTGTAACTGCTTTGAATTTTATCGGTGGCTATGTGCTTTGGGGCAACTGGACGGCGTGTTTCCCCGCTGACACCGACGTTAAAAATTATTTTATATCTGTGTCGCGTATGTTTGGGTGGGTCGCTAATTCGCTTATACTGACGTACTGGTCGAGGGTTGACAGGAAAATGACGAGAAGATTTGCGGACAGCATAATCGACAGCATTAATATATGGATGAACGGGCTTACAAGTCAGGGTTTGATTCTCGGCGGTCGGGTTGAAATGCTCGCAGACGAAAACAGCCTTGTCGATTTGATGTCCGGTAAAATAACGCTCCATATCTTTATGACACCGCCCAGTCCCGCGAAAGAGATTCTCTTTATTTTACAGTATGATATTTCTTATGTTCAAGCGGCTTTGGCGGCGTAATTTAAAAATAATACAGGAGAGGAGAAAAATTTTATGTCAAAAATTGATACAGGCGTTATAAACTTTGCGGTTTACGAGGACGCAACGGAATATTTAGGCATGGCTGAGGTTACTTTGCCCAATATAGAAGTTATGAAAGAAACGATTAAGGGAGCGGGAATAAGCGGAGAATTTGACGCGCCGTATTTGGGACACGTGGCGGCTATGACTATAACTATAAATTTCAGGACGGTAAATCAAAACGCTTCAAAACTTTTAGAGCCGAGAAATCACAAGCTCGAATTCAGGTCGTCGCAGCAGTACAGGGAAAACACGACAGGCGAGATTAGCACGTCGTCTGAAAAAATCGTCGTTATGGCGCAGCCGACTAAGCTGGGGCTGGGCAAACGCGCTCCCGCGTCTCCGGCTGACGTATCGGGGGAATATTCGATAACATATCTTTACCATGTCCTTGACGGCAAAAAAAATATTGAGATAGATATTCTTAACTTTAT